TGGAGGATACTACCATTATTCATATTCCGTGGTCAGAGGATGCGACAGGATCGTTCCTGTGGATATCTATGTTCCAGGTTGTCCACCAACCGCAGAAGCACTTCTATATGGTATCCTTCAACTGCAAAAGAAAATTATGAGAAATAATGAGATCGTTAGATAAGTTCGATTGAAAATAGGAATTTTTAAATATATTTTTGTAGAACATCTTGAAGAGTAATTAAAAAGTTGTTATATAACAACAGCTCTAAAGTTTAGCTCGTATTAAATATGCCCTATATAGTCAAAGATAATTGTATAAAATGTAAATATATGGATTGCGTTGAGGTTTGTCCCGTAGATTGTTTTTATGAGGGTGAAAATTTTTTAGTCATTCATCCTGATGAATGTATTGATTGCGGTGTTTGTGAACCTGAGTGTCCAGCAGAAGCTATAAGTGATGATACTTGTGATGATGCTAATAAATGGTTAGAAATTAACAAAGAGTATGCTGAAAAATGGCCTAACATCTCTAAGATGGGCACACCTCCGTCTGATAGTGATAAATGGAATGGAGTAGAAAATAAGTTTGAAGAACATTTCAGTCCAAACCCAGGAAAAGGCTCTTAAGCATTATTATATGGTATCCTTCAATTACAAAAAAAGATAATGAGAAACAACGAGATCGTTAGATAAGTTCGATTGAATGCAGTATGGGGTGTTCCTCAAAAACTGACAATGCTCTTTCACGATGTTCAGGAAACATCCGTGCTACCACAATGGTACCTGCTTTCAGATGTGGATGTCTTCGATCACGAATACCTGCTGACTCAAACACTTGTTGATTGGCCTGATAATATTCTGCAATGCCTGTTCTTTGTTGCTCAAGTTCTTCTGCACTCAACTCATACAGCCTTACATTGAAGTCTGCTGAAAAATATCGAAAGGGTTTGAATGTGTGTTCGGTCACATACTCATCCTGGTCACGCCAAAAGTCTTCCAAGGTTTTGCCTATCTCACAGTAGTTCAAACACAGGTCACCAAATGCAGTGTGATCAGTCATCAGGTCATAATCCGACCATGACAAGCAATCCTGTTTGGGCATACGATAATATGTACACACCAAGCGAGGCTTGGCACCACGAACCAATGATTCACATCTGTGTACCAACACATTCAATTCAGCAATGGCCTTTTGCACAGTGCCAGGTGCTGATTTAAACCATGCGGTGGGCTTACCCAGTTGTCCATGGTATTGTTCAAACACGGAATGTAGATAGTTCAATGTGTCTTGGTCATCTATGCTGGAGATGTTTCTTTCAATGATGGCATCATGTTCATTGATGGTGTCCACACATTCATTGATCCATTTCAAGGCGTCCTTGGATTCCTTGGACCGTGATGTGTGTCCGTAGAACCTACGAGGATCATCCACGAAGTATCTTTTGGACAATGCATACCATAACTTGGAGGCCCATCTCTGTGCTATGTTGGTATCAGCAATTTCAAATGAAAGTTCCTCTTCACTTCTTTTACCAAACCGAATTGTAATAAATTTGTGCATCTATATAATATGTATTAAATATTCAAAACACGGGACAATTATGACTCAAGAAATAAAAATAGAAAAAGAATATCTAGCACAACAACACATACATTTTTTACTGCCTTGTTATGGAGGCATGGTCAACGAACAGACATTCATGGGATTCATGAAATGGACACAGACAGCCAAACAGTTTGGCATCAACTGGACCATTGAAACCATCGTGAATGAGTCATTGATCACCAGAGGCAGAAACACATTGGTATCAAAGTTTTTACAGAATGATACCAGCACACATTTGATGTTCATAGATGCAGACATTGGATGGGAACCATGGCATTTACTTGCACTGATGATGGCCAAGAAGGATGTCATAGGTGGATTGTATCCCATGAAGACCGTGCCTGTGCAGTGGGTAATCAATGCAGATGACACCTGTAAGACTGAAGATGAATACCTACAGGAAGTCACAAAGACTGGCACAGGATTTATGTTGATCAAAAGAGATGTGTTACACAAGCTCAAGGAACATCCTGCTACCAAGAAGTTCCAGAACGACATTGGACTGGACAAGTCACTGGATGATCATATGTACACATTCTTTGACACTGCTGTCAGAGATGGTCGTTACTATTCAGAGGACTGGACATTCTGTGAGAACTTCAGAGATCTGGGTGGAGAAGTTTGGATAGACAAACGAGTGCACCTAAGGCACTGTGGTTCATTTGTGTTCTGTGCAGAAGCAGACATGAACATCAGGGAAAGATTGAAATCAGGCAAATGGGAATCACCTTTGATCACGGCTGAAGAAAACAAAGAGAAGCTAGCCAAGAAAAAATAATGTACAGTTACGAAGATATTGATTATCTTCACCTTGAGCTATCATCTGACTGCAATGCCAGATGTCCAGGCTGTCCAAGGAACTCCTTTGGATACAACCATGCCAACCATGTCACCAATCTCACACTGAATAATATACATACATTATTCCCTGCTGACTTTTTACAACGACTGCAAGGTATCATGATCAATGGCAACTATGGTGATGCAGTGATGAATCCTGAACTGATCACAATCGTGCAATACATTCGTGAACACACAGACTGTGAAATCATGATGTGGACCAATGGAGGTGCTGGTCGCTTCTGGTCTGAACTGGCACAGTACAATCTCAAATTGATATTTGGCATTGATGGTCTGGAGGACACACATTCAATATACAGGCAAAACACTCGCTATAAAACTGTGCTAAACAATGCAAAGAGCTTCATACAAGCCGGTGGACAGGCTGTGTGGCAGTTTATACTGTTCGATCATAACCGCCACCAAGTAGCACAGGCAGAAACACTGTCCAAGCAACTGGGATTTGATTCCTTTGATTGCAGGCCCAATGATCGTGGTGCCATACCCGTGTTCGACAAGCAAGGACAGTATTTGCGAGGCATAGATGGATACACTGGTTCACAGGTATTATCTGAAGTCGTGGCACAAAGAAACATATCATATGATGTTGCACACAGTGAAGTTACACCCTGGTGTCAACAACACATCAAGGCAGTGTATGTCAGTGCTGATGGCACAGTGTACCCTTGTTGTTGGTCGGCCGTTGACAAACCTACAAATTCCAGTATAATAAAAATGGTAAAAATGAATAATGCACTCAAACACGGACTGCCCAATGCAGTCAAATGGTTTAACCTGATCAATCCAGACTGTGAGAAAGTTTGTCACGAGAACTGTGGGAAATGATAACTATTAATGATATGCCCAGAATATCGGAGAAAGGATACAACCCAATCAGAGCTTATGAAGTGAATCATGGTTATGACCAAGATTGCCATAAATGGTTCATTGACCTGACCATAGAAAAACATGGATCGGGCAACATCTTGAAATGGTATGACACAGAAATAGAATACAAAAATGACATAAGTAAGTTTTTAAGAAAGGCATCAAATGAAATCCTCAGAATTGACTCCACAGGCAACTAGCAAAACAATCATATACCTGGACATGGACGGAGTGTTGGCGGATTTCTTTTCTGAATATGCCAAGTTAGCAGGATTCAAGACCTACAGAGAAATACCCAGCCAGATACAACAACCCACACTGGACAAGATGATGGGCACAGACTTTTTCTTTAGACTGCCCAAGTTTCCAACTTCAGATAATTTAGTGGACTTGGTGTTGAACTATGTACAAACATATTCCATATGTTCGTCACCATTGAGGAATGATCATGTGAACTCTGAGAAATGGAAAAGGCTGTGGCTCAAGAAGTCAATGCAACCACAACCTGCTCGAGTCATAATCACACCCAACAAGTCACCCTATGCGTCACAGTCAGATGGCACACCCAACATATTGATAGATGACAGAGGATCAAACATTGATGGTTGGAGAAAGAATGGTGGCATTGGCATCAAGTACCAAGCAGATGAGGATCCATTGAGCAAGGTCAAAAAAGAACTGGACTTTGCATACAAAACCAATGAAGAAGTGTATTTTGCCTATCCATACAAAATAGGTGAACCCTACGGCAAAAAGAACTTGTCCTCTCCACATTTACAGTATAAGAAAAGATATAGATAATTAATAGTATGAAGATCAACGAAACCATAAAGAAGATGATAGACTCAGACGACATAGTGTTGTTCATGAAAGGCACACCCGACTTTCCACAGTGTGGATTTTCAGCTCATGCAGTGGGCATGATGGACTACCTGGGTGTTGATTACAAGACCTACAATGTGTTGGAAGATGATGAACTAAGACAGGGCATCAAACAGTTTTCGGATTGGCCAACCATTCCGCAGATCTACATCAAACAAGAGTTTATTGGAGGCATAGACATAATGAAAGAAATGTTAGAGTCAGGAGAACTGGTTCAAACACTGAACGAGAAAAACATACATTCCAACAATCACCCTAACACAATCGATGTAAGCTGATATGAAGATAACAGAAATCATACTGGAAGGTGCAAGGGTACCTCGCAAGAAAGGACAACCCGCAGGATCAGACAAGCATTCAGATCTGTACACGGATGAGAATCCCAAGGGCACCATACACGGATTAAAGTTTGCCACTGTCAAGGACGCTGAAAAGTCCGTGGCCAAGATCAAATCTTCTGGCAAAACTCATGCACACAAAATACAGGCCGCCATTGCCATGGAACAAAGGGCCAAGGTGGCAGGCAAGAAATCATCCGCGGCAGTGTATCGCAGATACATCAATGCCATGAAAAAGAAAACAAAAAAGATGAAAGGTGAAACCAAAGAAGCACCCAAAGGAACTTACTTCACCAAGACAGGTAATCTGGTCAAGGGCAAACTGACCAAGGATGCCAAGGCCAAGGGTGCCAGGCAAACTGACCCCAAGGACAAGATAAGAAAAAAAGTACCCAAGGTCACACAGTACAATGAGGACGAACACAAGGAATTTGAAACGGATTTAAAACTGCCTAATGGCAAGAAGATGGTGCTACAAGCAGATGACCCAAAATATGTCAGAGGCATAGTGATCAGGAGCAACAAGGATGGATCCTACGATTCATACTATTGGATTGATCATCCTGACAATGCCATGGCCATTGAAATCAAGTTGGATGGCAAGAGTGTAAAGAAGGATGCCAAGATGATACATTGGGCATATCACCCTGAACTGGATGAGCATGGTGGCATCGTCACCAAGCAGAACGCAACCAAGGATGTGCCAGTTGGAGGGGAATACATGAATATGCCAAGACTGAAACTGGGCAAAGAAGGCAGACCACCTGTGATAAAGTACGGAAAAAAGAAATGAGATTCACCGAATTACTAGACAACTGCAAGTATGGCCGTTATTATTGTAGCACTGACAAGAAGTACAAGTGTCGTAAAAGTCCTAAGCGATCTCGTGATTATTATGAGATGGGAGAAAACTTTGCAGATGGCAAGAAGCCAGGTGACAAAGGATCACTCAAAGGAATCGTTACTAGGATGTTTGGTCCAGGTGATGTCACAGTTTCCAAAGCCAAAAGGATACTTTCTTCTAAGAAGGCCAGCAAGAGGGCTAAACAATTAGCACACTGGTTTATTAATATGAACAAAGGCAGAAAGAAGAAGAAGTAATTGGCAAAAGACAACGATAAATTTTTTGACACAGGTAAAAAAGGTCCAGCATTAAAATACTGTTACTCCAACAACCTTCATGGTTGGAAGGATGGACTGGTTTGCACAAAGGATGACAAAGAGCTCAAATCATTCTGTGATCAACACAACTATTCAGAAAGAGAACAACCCAAACAAAAAAAGGTAAAGGTCAAAAAGGGAGACATGGTACAGGTCCATGACCTGGACAAGATCACTCCGTCCTTCTGGTTCAATGGTTTTTGTTATTATGCTTCTCATAAAACTTTGGATCATGTGTTGAACAAGTACAAGCACTTGTTTGCCAAGGTGGGCAACGACAAGCCCAGACATCCTTGTTATTTCAAACCAATCATCATAAAACAAGAAGAACCAAAAAAAGTGACCAAGAAGAGGATGAGAGAAGTCCACAAGGAGTCCAAGCTGGAACATCAAGCCAGGCTTGAAAAGTCTCATAAAAAAATAACCAAAGCACTGAGCTCCAGTGCAAACTCTGTTAAAAACCTAAAAGCAAGAAGGAGAAGATAATGTGTCCAGCCTGTTATATTAATGCACTGTTACTATTCATGTTTGGTTCAGCAGGTGCCACTGTGGCATCCAATCCTATTGTGATTGCACTGAGCATACTGTTCACCATTGCAGGTATCTGGTTCCTGTTCAAGGGATACAAAAAGAACCAAGGCAAAGGTGGATTGGCCAAGAACATCAAGAACACAATAATATATGTGATGATATTTTCAGCAGGATTTGTGACAGCATCCTATGTCACACACGACTACTTCAAACAACAGACACAACACCAACACACGGAGCACTAATGACTGAGGTAAAACTTATATCATATTCTAAAAGTGCGGAAGGAATGAATTTGGGCAACTGCCAGGAACTGGTGGCATACTGTGCCAGAGTCAGCAACCCTGCCAACCAAATGAATACAGAAACATCTGACAGATTGATCAACTATCTGATCAGACACAAACATTGGTCTCCATTGGAGATGGTCAATGCCTGCCTGGAAATAAACACCACCAGAGATATTGCCCATCAAATAGTAAGACACAGATCATTTGCCTTCCAGGAGTTTTCACAGAGATATGCTGATCCTTCTGCCATGGGCGAAATGTTCGTACACAGGGAAGCCAGATTGCAGGACGACAAAAACAGACAGGCATCACATGACATACCCATGAACAGTAAAATACACGATGAATGGTTAAGCAAACAGATACAAATCATAGACAAGGCCAAGGAAGTCTATCGCTGGGCCATTGACCATGGCATTGCCAAGGAACAAGCCAGAGTGATACTGCCAGAAGGCCTGACCAAGACCAAATTGTACATGAATGGATCATTGCGTTCATGGATACACTACATTGAACTCAGAGCAGACATAGGCACACAAAAGGAACACAGACAGATTGCTCTGTCATGTGCTGAAGTGATTGCATCCATATTCCCCATGACCAAAGACATCATCGATTAGGTAAGTATAGTGAGTAACTATCGAGGAATACATGGACAAAGACAAATACCAAAAGATGATAGATTGGGCCAAGGCATTTGATTCTTGGAGAATCTTTCCCAGAATTTTTATCACTGTTTACATAATTTTACTATATCAAGTAACACACTGGTTTATGAATCTAGCAGATCCAAACAATGCACAAGCAGGTTTGGTATCAGTGGTTGTTGGTGCTGGTGCGGCCTGGTTTGGTTTGTACACAGGATCATCAAAGAAATTTGACAGCAGTGGCAAAAAATAACACACTATTCATCAGGGTCGAGTGTGATGTCACCATTGAAACAATATACGAAGGTGCATCATACAGGCTTTGGGTACAGGGCACAAACATTGAAGACCAATTGATCGCAGAACGCACCTGGCGTTATTCCAAACACCAATACATCAGAGAAAACCTACAACTAAATTTGACTCCAGGAGATTATCGTATTGTGGTAAATCCTGTGAAACCTACCAAGGCCAAGTTCAACCTGAGCAATCACAAGGCCAGGATGGGTGCCTGTACATTTATAAATAACAGTGATATTCTTAGAGTAGGGACAACATGAAGATCAGAGAGATCATACCAGAAGCGGCATCACCAGGCGCCACATCATCAGGCAACATTGCCTCGGTGGCCAATCCACATATCACCAATCCGTATGTGTACAAGAGTGCCAAGAAAAAACCAAAAAAAGTCAAACCCACTGACAATGCCTTAAATATGAAGAACACCAGTATATTTGGCGGACCATTAAAAAGAATCAAATAGATAAGTAAAATTATGCATTGCTCAGATTTATATCGTAAACCAGAACATTCCATGAAAGATGATCATGAGGTATCCATGGCCAAGTCTGATCTATACAAGACAGCCAAGTATGCCCAGAAGATCTACATGATGTTGAAAGACCTTCCAGAAGATGGTCAGATACCTGGTTGGGTGCAATCCAAGATCACAAAGTCAGCAGACTACATGGGCAGTGTTTACCACTACCTGGATCATAAGTCAATCAAAGATAAAATCTAAAGACCAGTACTTTCCGTACAAAAACTCTGAAGCAAGATCGTTTTTCCATTCTGATGGCCGTAGGTCACATTCAGTGCCATGGAGACCATTTCACAACTTTCAATACTGGGTGTATTGATAAACATCTCGTATCTTGTTTGAACTCCCGACGGTTCAATTATAGTAATCATTAGTGATAATAAAACTTCAAGCATAGTATTACTTATGTTGAGCCTTAATCAGTCACATAGACCGCCAACACACAAATGAATACTATGTACAGAACAGCGAAGTACAACTTATAGAAAGGTACTCGCAGTTTTAACTTGTCAGCTTGTTCAAACGCCTTTTTGTGCTCGTCATCTTGGAAAGACATATCATTAACTCCACCCGACGGTAGTTAACTTGAATCTCATAGGCATACGAACGACCCCTCTCTTTTTCATTTCCTGGGTCATGTCAATATGAGCTTGTCTGAAACCAGACAGCCATGGGCCTGCCCTGTATCCTATTATATCTCCATGTTTATCTTTCAACGAAGACGGTTTGCCTCCTTCTCGAGCAAACTTGTATCCATCATTGAACGAGCCTCTTTGGTCTTGTATTTTTTTAAACATAACATCCTCCTTTTAAAAAGATGTCCTTTTAACTGATGGACAATCAGTCACTTTTGCACCATGTGAATGGGTTTCCTTCCCCCGATAGTAATATTATTTAACCGAATATGCCCACTTTTACTTGACCTTGCCGGGCACGATCGTATAAATTGTATAGTACTAGGAGAAAACAAATATGGACAATATAGACTTTACACCAGACCAAAAAGCAAAACTGACACAACTAGTCAATGATGGTTGTAATGTGTTGAGAGAAGTTGCAGACCTACATGGTGGCATGAAAGATACCACCAAGGCAGTGGCAGAAGAGCTCAACATCAAAGCATCCACACTGAACAAAGCAATCAGAATTGCATACAAATCAGACTTCCACAAGACGAGTGCAGAGTACTCACAGTTGGAAGGAATTTTGGCCACGGTTGGTAGGATATAAACTACCACCACCAGGAGTCGTAGGCCTAACCTACAAGCAACAAGGTAACCGCCACAATGGAACAAAAACACAAGCCAGACATCAGTCGTCTATGGCCACATCAATCGCACACACTGGGATTCTGTTACAGACATCCTGAACAACAGATACAGTTTGTGACCATACCCAAATGTGCATCAACCTGGCTCAAAGACATCATCAGATTGTTACAATGGAAGCCACACAACTTTGTGGACAAGGACACATACGATTGGACCACCCTGGCCATTGTGAGAGATCCCTGGGATCGTTGGTGTTCAGGCATGGGCGAATGGTTACACAGAAGATTCAACAGACATCATGTACACATACAATCATTTGTGGACCATATGATCAAGTACAACAAAAGGCACACCAATCATCTCAATGAACATGAATGGCATTGGATTGAAATGTTGATGGCACAAGGATCACCACATGATGAACACACGGAGATGCAATCTGCATATCTGACCAACTGTACAAACATACAAGCATTCAACTTTGGCAAAACACTGGCCAAGGATGTACACAGACATTTCAAAACACAGTACAAGTTATCCAATGACTTTCATGCCATGCCACCCAAGTTGGTACGGGCCAGGCATCAGATCAAGGATGTGTTGTACAGATACCTACAGAGTCGTGAAATGGTATTATTGCCACACATCAAACAGGTTTACAAAAGGGATTTTGACCTGTATAATACATTAATGGGAACCAACAAATGAGTTACATAGACGCAATGTTTGATCGTGCTGGTGATCGTATCCATGTGGTGGAGCGAGACAAACAGGACAAGAGACAGTTCAAGACACATCCAGCACAGTATGTGTTCTATTATGATGATCCCAAAGGCAAGCATACCACTGTGTATGGCAAATCCTGTTCCAGGTTCAAGACACAGTCAGCCAAAGAATTTCACAAAGAACTAAAGATACAGAACAACAAAAACATATATGAGTCCGATATCAATCCCATATTCAGATGTTTGGAAGAAAACTATCTGGGCAAGGATGCCCCTGAACTTCATGTGGGCTTCTTTGATATTGAAGTGGACTTTGATCCAGAAAAAGGATTCTCCAAACCAGAAGATCCTTTCAATCCGGTGACTGCTATCACCATATATCTACAATGGTTGGATCAACTGATCACACTGGCAGTGCCACCCAAGACCATGAACATGGACACAGCCAAGAAGTTCTGTGAATCATTTGACAACACATATCTGTTCAACAACGAGTCTGATATGCTACAAACATTTCTGGACATCATTGATGATGTGGATGTGCTGTCTGGTTGGAACTCAGAAGGTTATGATATTCCTTACATGGTGAACAGGGTGACCAAGGTACTGTCCAGGAATGACACTCGAAGATTTTGTCTATGGAATCAGTATCCCAAGAAAAGAACATTTGAAAGGCATGGTACTTCCAATGTGACATTCGATCTCGTGGGCAGGGTACACATGGACTATATGCAACTGTACAGGAAGTACACATATGAAGAAAGGCATTCCTATTCACTGGATGCCATATCCGAATTTGAATTACAGGATTCCAAGACACCATATGAAGGCACACTGGATCAACTGTACAATCAGGACTTCCAGAAGTTTATTGAATACAACAGACAGGACACTGCCCTGCTGGGCAAACTGGACAAGAAACTAAAGTTTTTGGATCTGGCCAATGAACTGGCACACGCCAATACAGTGATGTTGCAGACCACCATGGGTGCAGTGGCAGTGACAGAACAAGCCATAATCAACGAAGCTCATGAACGGGGACTCATAGTGCCCAACAGAAAACAAAGATTAACGGATGAAGATACATCTGCCGCTGGTGCCTATGTGGCATATCCCAAGAAAGGATTGCATGACTGGATAGGTTCCATTGATATCAATTCACTGTATCCTTCGGCCATTCGTGCCCTGAACATGGGTAACGAAACCATCGTGGGACAACTCAGACCCACCATGACTGATCATGTGATCAAAACAAAGATGGGCAAAGGTTCATCATTTGCCATGGCCTGGGAAGGACTGTTTGCGTCCATTGAATATACCAAGGTGATGGAACAGGACAAAGGTTGTGAAATAACCATAGATTGGATTGATGGATCACAGGACATCAAGTCAGCCGCTGAGATATATCAGATGATATTCGATTCCAATCGGAAATGGATGTTGTCAGCCAATGGCACAATATTTAGGTATGACATAGAAGCAGTGGTTCCGGGCCTGTTGAAAAGATGGTATGCAGAAAGAAAACTGTTGCAGGACAAGATGCGAGAATGCAAGGATGAAAAAGACAGGGTGTTTTGGGACAAGAGACAGCTGGTCAAGAAGATCAACTTGAACTCCTTGTATGGTGCTATCCTGAATCCAGGATGTAGGTTCTTTGATAAAAGGATAGGACAATCCACCACACTCACAGGCAGAACAATCACCAAACACATGGATGCTTATGTGAATGAATGTATGACAGGCACATATGATCACATGGGCAAAAGCATTGTGTATGGTGACACAGACTCTGCATACTTCAGTGTATGGCCCGTGATTCGCAAGGAAGTACAGGAAGGCACCATGGCGTGGGACAAGAATATGTGTACACAACTATATGACAAGATATCACAACAGACATCAGACTCATTTCCTGAGTTCATGAAAAAAGCATTCCATTCACCGTATGGTGATATCATACAGTGTGGCAGAGAAGTTGTGGCCACCAAGGGATTGTTCATCACCAAGAAGAGATATGCCCTGTTGGTGTATGATCAGGAAGGTCGTAGGTTTGACACAGAAGGTGAACAAGGCAAAACCAAGGTCATGGGATTGGACTTAAAAAGATCAGACACACCCAAGGTCATGCAGGATTTCCTGAAAGAAGTGTTGGATGAAGTGCTGATGGGTGCAAACAAAGAAGAAATGATAGACAAGATATTGAAATTCAAGCAGGAGTTCACCAACAGACCTGGTTGGGAAAAAGGAAGTCCCAAGCGAGTGAACAACCTGACCAAGTATGGCAAGGAAGAAAAAAGATTGGGCAAGGCCAATATGCCAGGCCATGTCAGGGCTTCACTGAATTGGAACACTGGTCGCAGGATGAATTCAGACAACTACTCCATGCCAATCATAGATGGACAAAAAGTTATCGTGTGCAAATTGAAACAGAATCCCATGGGTTGGACTTCCATTGCATATCCTACAGATATATTACATCTGCCACAATGGTTCCAGGAAATGCCATTCAATGATTCAGAAATGGAGCAAACCATTGTGGATCAAAAGGTAGAAAACTTGTTGGGAGTATTGGGTTGGGATCTTGTTGGTGCCACACAGACTGCCAACACATTTAACAATTTGTTTGACTTTGGAGAATAAATGAAACTGTCTGAGCTGGTAAAACAAAGAAGGATGTTACAGACAAGCAAACCAAACAAGATGTCTGATCAGTGGGCACAGTTCAAATCAGACATGATCAAGACCATGACATGGAAATCAGTGATATCAGCTGATCGACAATCACATCTACAGACCAAACTAAAAATGGTCACATCAGCATTTGGTCATGTGGAACAATACATGGATGAAACCATTGCAGAACTTACGGAACAAATCAAACAACTGGAACAGACAGCATACCCACAGTCATACAAATGGTATGTGGAAAAGAAACTGCCTGAAGAAGCAGATCCAGGCACAGTAGAACACAAACCCATCAGGTTGTTGGAAAGGAATCACAACATACTGGACAAGAGAATGAAACTGTACAACGACTGGCGTTTTCCTGGTATGTGCATACAACCAAGGCACGGTTGGGTTGAAAACATAGCATCCTGTGATCCATTGTACATGGTGGATTATGAGAAGGAACACTGCGAAACATCATTGAAGGTGTTCAATGAACGGTTTCAAAAAAAGATCAGAACATACAAAATGAATGTATGGCATCCCAAAGCAGAAAGGATATTTGAATACCTGCCCCAAAATCAATTTGGATTTGTGCTGTCTTTCAATTGGTTGAACTTCATGCCCAGGGAAGGCATCAAACAGGTGTATCAAGAAATATTTGAACTGCTCAGACCAGGTGGCATATTCATGCATTCATACAACAACTGTGAGTATCATGCTACCTGTAGGTTGTTTGAGCATGGCACACACCCTTACATGACCAGTTCACAGATCAGAGAACTGGCCCAATCAGCAGGGCTGGAATATCACTTCGAACATTCTGACAGGGGATTTGATTGGCTGGAACTCAGGAAGCCTGGGGAACTACAATCCATCAGAGGTGGACAGGCACTGGGCAAGATAGAAGTGGACAACAGAGTGGAGTTGGAAAAAGAACAAAACATAAAAGCCCATGGTGTCATGACCAGAGAAGAATACTGGGGATACCTGGATGAAGGTGCCAGGTTGGGCATTGACACATACAAAAATCTTCGCAGAAACTATTCCTGGGAAGCCGTGAGACAAAAAGTTTTGAATAAAAAAGCACAGATCAAACAAAAAGAAGAAAAAGAAAAAGCGGACAAAGCCAAGCAACAAGCACTGAAAGATTATGTGCAGAGCAAGAAAGGTTAATAAATTTCTTGTACTGGGCACAAATGATCTATATAATCTATAACAAAGGAGAACGGCCGTATGAGAGATAACTTATTAGATGTGGTAGAACACACTTATGATCTTGGATGTATTGAACTGATCAAGATCACAGGCACAGACACAGAAACACAGATTGATGGTCTGGCAGAAGATAGATCAGTAGTACTATCTGCACAATTCAAACAACCAGTGATGGAATTCAAAGGCACATTTGGTATGCCTAATCTGAGCAAACTTAAAATATTACTTGGTATTCCCGAGTATGAAAAAGATGCTGAGATCACAACTACTAAACAAACTAGGAATGGACAGGAAGTTCCTGTGGGGTTACACTTTGCCAATGGCACTGGTGACTTCCAGAATGATTACAGATTCATGACTTCCGAGATCATTAATGAAAAACTTAAGACTGTGAAGTTCAAGGGTGCAAAATGGAATGTGGAGTTCCAGCCCACTATTGCAGGCATACAAAGATTGAAATATCAGGCACAGGCCAATGCAGAAGAAATGACATTTATTGTGAAAACAGATGGCAAGGATCTGAAGCTGAGCTTTGGTGATCATTCCACACACGCCGGTAATTTTATATTCCAAACAAACATAGATGGTAACCTGAGCAGAGCATGGTCATATCCTGTGAAGCAGTTCATTGGCATACTAGATCTTGCTGGTGACAAAACAATCAAACTATCAGATGAAGGTGTGGCAGAGATCACAGTTGATTCTGGAGTGGGTGTTTATAACTATATCTTGCCAGCACAATCCAAGTAATGCAAGATAACCTAACAGCCAAACAAAATGACTATGCAGTATTCCTTCCTGCACTGTCATCATTCTATGCCAACTACATAGGCAAACAAAGATTTGACAACTATGTGGATCCTGGCCGTATGCCTCAGGGCATTCCTGAGATGGAACAACTGAATTGGTTAAACTCCAAGAAAGGTTTGTATCCATATCGTTGGTCACTGTATTCGGCAGGTCATGCCAAACTTGATGTGAACAAGGATGAGCCAGGTGAAGACATGGTGAGAAACAGAGAGGAAGGTGCATTCCTGTTAGGTGATTCAGGAGGCTTCCAGATAGCCAAAGGTGTGTGGGAAGGCGATTGGGCCAATCCTTCATGTCCCAGAGCTATGAAGAAAAGAACACAACTGCTACAATGGATGGACAAGTACATGGACTATGGCATGGTGTTGGATATACCAGCATGGTCCTACAAACTGGAAAAGTCCAGAGAGAAAACAGGTATCAAGTCATACAATGATGCCCTCAACGCCACTTTTATCAACAATGATTACTTCATGCAAAACAGGACAGGTGCCTGTAAGTTTTTAAATGTGTTACAAGGTGAGAACCATGCAGATGCGGATCATTGGTACAACATGATGAAAAAATACTGTGACCCTGCACAATATCCTGATACACACTTCAATGGCTGGGCCATGGGTGGACAGAATATGTGTGATGTGCATCTGGTGTTGAAAAGATTGGTTGCATTGAGATTTGATGGACTACTGGAAAAGGGTATTCATGATTGGATGCACTTCCTGGGCACATCAAAACTGGAATGGGCCACACTGTTGACAGACATACAGAGAGCCGTCAGAAAGTATCACAATGAAAACTTTACCATATCATTTGACTGTGCATCTCCTTTCCTGGCAACTGCCAATGGACAGATGTACATGGATGTGGAAACTGTCGACAGAAAGAAATGGGTGTATCGTATGCAGGATACTGCAGACAACAAAAAGTACAAGGGTGACACAAGATCATTCAGAGATGCAGTCACACAGGATGGCATACACAATGCGTTCTTGGAATCACCAGTGAGCAAAAACTTAAAGATATCCGATGTGTGTTATTATGGTCCAGGTGATTTGAACAAGCTGGGCAAGGAAGGCAAAACATCATGGGATTCATTTTCCTATGCACTGTTGATGTCACACAATGTTTGGACACACATACACGCCGTTCAACAGGCCAACAGAGAGTATGATGCAGGTAAACTGCCTGGTATGTTGGTGCAAGAAACATTTGATCAGGTCATGTTTAGAGATGTAGTGGAAGCCATATTTGCCACAGACAATCGTGACATTGCCAATGCAGTCATAGAAGAATACAACAAGTTCTGGATGTCAATCATAGGCACAAGAGGTGCCACTGGCAAGAAAACAGTGAATGCACAAACACAGTTTACTTCATTATTCGAGGAGGCATGATTGCCTATACCGGAAAAAATTATTATTAACAACAAACCCATGGGAGGGGATATGATTAAAAAAATGAACCACTTCAATGTATCCATGATCAAGAGTGCTCTAAGGATATTGGCAGGACTGGCCTTGATCAGTCATGCATTCTTTATCTCAGGTGCATTGTTTATTATTGCTGAAGCACTAGGTATTTTGGAGGAGATGGTGTAATGGAAAGCAAAAGAAATGACATCATCAAGGCCCTTAAAAGCCATGCCCAAGGACACATAGACAAACACAAGGCGAATGTTGAAGTGTACCTAAATAATAGTGTAGGTATCGGTGAACATCCAGACATACTGGAAGCCATAGAAAAAGAGATCAAGATCATTGCAGAGTATGATGACGAGTTGGAAATGTTAAACAAATACTTTCCCGAGAAGTAAATGGATCTCATTAATCTACAAAATAAACACGACGAGCTTGACAAACAAATTAAGAAGTTGTATAATACAACAAGAATGGACGATGTTGAATTGAAAACATTGAAGATACAAAAACTTAAATTGAAAGATCAAATTGAAAAGGCCGTACAAAGATATTAAAATAAAAGAGGATGTCAGGGCTTTCGTAGGCGTGGAAGTTGAGAATACTCCTTGCAGAGACCTAACAACATTGTTTATAGTGGGCATCCAGCCCATGGAAGACATCATGACATGGTACAAAAAGCATGAGTGCGAACACATATACTTTGGTGCCAATATGTCCTTTGATCTTAATCATGCAGAAAAATTTATTGAAATGTGTCGTCATACGACATCAAAAGACATATGGACTACATTAGATCTAGAAATTTCTGATATTTCTTGTATTTCTAGCACGGATCTTGCATATCATAGTAAGTTTGTTCCACAACTGTCGGTTAGACTGCCAGGTGTTGACAAACTAGGTATTCATGCTACAATCAAGATAGATGATACTGGATTTAATGAGAACAACCCTGGTGTTTGGTGTGCTCCGTTGAAAAGAATACTTCAGCCAGCCAACGAAACACTGTGGATTAATTATGGAAAGGACAAGGTCATAAAATGACAGAGGACAACATCAAACAGGCACAACAGGACAACAGAACAAGATCCAAGGAGTCTGCCAAAAGGATGATATGGGTCACATTCCGCAGAGAAGGTATCCACAAGTACCCTGCGGCTCTTACAGATCCCAAACTAAATACTAATGATGAGTACGATGTTTCTTTCTTGGGGTATCCCCACAGACACATCTTTCATTTTAGAGTGGCTATTGAAGTATTCCATAATGATAGAGATATCGAATTTATCA